TATAAACACGGAAGAATAATTGCTTATAAATAATTTGGCGGTTTTTTGGCGGAATGATGGCGGTTTTTAGCTATTTACCAGTGATATTATGGTAGTGTCGAAAGATTAGTGATAGGTCTGAGACAAAATAATAATAAAAGGAACATCGTTTTATTATTGTTTCACAATTAAGCTTCGATAGACAGCAGCGGAAATATTAAGAATAAGGATGTGAATTTCAACTCCTTCTAAATTGTTCTTATTATCTATCATCCGTTGCTGTCTATTGTTATTATGTCACTGTGGCGGAAGTAGAAGACGCAACGGTAAATGGCGAGTAGCCTCGTGAGAGCCTAGTAAGTTCTCGTGTGTGGTGCGATTCCACTCCAGTGACTTTGGCAACCGAGGGTTGGAAATGGGCGCTCAAAGTACACGAGCAAGGCGAGGTCGATAGTAATCGATGGAATCGGTGTAGGTTGCTATTACATAATTGGTTAGGTTAGATTGAGTTTTGGGATTCGGTACAAATGAATCGTCAAATGACTCAAGCACAGGATCGGAAACGTCCCTGCCTGTGCATTACATATTAGATCACTCTTTGAGTGGTCTTTTTATTTTACATAAAGGAGGCTACATAATGAGAAAACTACTAGATAAGTTAAGAAGACTCATCCGCCAACGGAATGGAGTGGCAACGACATGAGAAACTACTGGTATGTATCACTAACAAACCGATATCCGCAACCGAACACTGATGATCCAGTGAGGGTTGTCCAATCAGTTCAAATAAAAAAGAAGTACTCCATCATTGAAATGACCAGAGAAGCAACACCAAATGAGATTGATCAGTATAAGTTGGTTCTTATTGGCATTGGTTGGTTTAAGGACGAACATATACAGACAAACATGAAGAGGTGGTTGAGATAATGTTTTGGAATAGGAAAGATGAACCTTTCATTGACGAACGAGACTTTAATTATCCGAAGGTGCTTATCAAAACGCCTCATAAAGATATAGAAGGTTATATTAAAGAAGTTGATTTCGATTACTTAGATGAAAGAAGCAAGGTGTTTATAGTTCATGCGGAAAGAGAACACCCGATAACAAGAGAAAGAATAGGAACTTTGTTCGGAGTATCTATTAAAGAAGTAGAGGCGAACGATTGGTACATGAAGATAACACATGATGGGCAAACGTTATACGAGACGGTAACTAAGAACACCAAACCTAACCTTCTAGAGATCAAACTGAAGGATACTGATTCAGTACCAGAGGTTTATTACAAAGGTGAGAAGTTAGAGGGATTGATAGATGTAAGCTATCACTACCATACAACAACTGAAGTGGTAGCTGGTTCAACAAACGACATCAATATGGAGTACCTAGGTGAAGTAACTATGTATCCAGATATAAAAACAATCGGACACAAGAGAGATGTGTAAATGAAAGAAGCTAGACCTAGAGACGAGATAGACAAACTATACAAGACCAAACGATGGCGAGACCTAAGGCAAGTAGTAATAGCTAGGGACTTCGGCATGTGCCAAGAGTGCAAGCGTCGAGGGCGGAACACAAGGGGCACGATCATCCATCACATAGTCGAGGCGAGGGAAGACCTGTCACTGTTCTGGTCCGTAGATAACCTTGAATGTATCTGTGTAGCTTGTCACAACAGAGAGCATCCAGAGAGATCAGGCGGGAAGAAGAAACCAAAACCTAAATCACATATCGTTAAAATGTATTCAACTCCTGAAAGATAAGTTTGCAGCGAAATGAAGGTAGCCCCCCTACTCTAAAAGATTAAAGAGTAAGGCTTGAGAAGAACGGTGCTGTCCTTCTTTCGTAAAAAGACCGCTTTTCAAGTTTTTTTGAGAAAAAGGAAAAAGCCGACCAATTTAAGCCGGCTTTGGACGAAGCTATTTCTTAGTCCATTTGTTTCCTTTTTGAGAAGTAGGAGGTAATCGGTCGCCTGGATCAATTTTTACTTCTCGTCCGCCTTGGACATTTCCACCACGAGGTCCCACTTCTTTATAGGTTCCTTTTGGTTTATTGTCTTCGCCGGGTTTATAAAGTTCTCCCATAGGAATCCCTCCCTAAAAAATTTCGGCACAGCACTGCCGATAACTTAATTATAAGGATTGTGATAACGATTTCAATCTATCTTTTGAAAGAAGGTGATATTATGCCGCAACCAGCGAAGAGTGCAAAGTTACAATTATTAAATGGAAACCCAAACAAGAAGAATACCGAAGAACTCCGCAAGCGAGCGGCCGCAGAAGACAAATTAAAAATGGCTACTGACAAAATCAAACCGCCGTTATGGCTAGATTCGCTAGGAAAGGATACCTTTGAGTTTATCGCTGATGAATTGCTGTCTGTGGATTTAATCAGTAATCCGGATGTCCATACAATGGCTCTCTACTCCAATTGGTATTCGCAATACGTTTCTTTAGAAAAACAGCTTCGAAAACTACAACGAGAGTACAAGTTGAACTATGCGCTTGCGAAAAAGGAGGCAGAGGCGAGAGGTGAGCCGTTTAATGAACCTAATGAATTAATTGGTAATCCGCTCTCTCGGCAGATGGATACAGCGTCTCGGAATCTCCGTTCTTTTGGCGCTGATTTAGGACTATCACCAGCAGCCAGAGCTAAGTTAGCTATTAAGATGGCTGATGATGGTGGTGATGACGATGACGACTTCTAATATTTTGGATATGTCTTACACAGAACGTGTGGACTATTGGCAAAGCTATCTTGATGAGCAAGCTTCTTGGGGTGGCTTTTTAAAATGTCCATATCCGGAATTGTTAACTACTTGGTATGCGGAACGATTAATCGATGGAAGCATACCAGCCAGCAAAGAAAATATTCAAGCTGCTAAACGGCATATGCGTGATTTGCAGCGCCAAGGAACAGATGATTTTCCTTGGATCTTTGACGAAGAAAAAGGTCACCGGCCTATTAGATATATCGAAAAAAAATGTAAACCAACTGAAGGCGACTTTGGTTCGTTTGTTTTGCAACCTTGGCAGCATTTCATAATTGGATCCATGTACGGATGGGTACATCGTGACACAGGAGAGCGTCGTTTCCGTGAGGCTCTTATTTTTGTTGGACGTAAAAACGGGAAGACAAGTCTTATCTCGGGCCTTTCCACATACATGGTCGCTTATGATGATGAACAAGGCGCCAACGTTTACGTATTGGCAAATGCTCGTGATCAAGCAAGCTTGTTGTTTGATAAGGCCGCAGAAATGGTCAAACAATCGCCGGCGCTCTTTAAGAAATTTGGTAAGCCTAAACGATCAAGTATTAATTATGCTCCCGCCTTTTCTAAAATGGAACCACGCGCCTCAGATAGCCGGAAATTGGATGGGCTAAACACTCATTTTGGTATTTTTGACGAGATCCACGAGTTTACGAATTACAAGCTGATCAACGTTATCAAGAAATCAAGAGGAACCAGAAAACAGCCTCTGATAGTTTATATCACAACTGCTGGATATGTATTAGATGGTCCGTTGATGTCTTATTTTGAGCAAGGTGTGGACTGTTTGGAACATTTGGAAGATGACATCGATGAACGGACTTTCTATTATCTGGCAAAACTTGACAGTGCGGAAGAGGCTGATGACCCGAGATTATGGATCAAAGCCAATCCGAATATTTGTCTAATGAATTTTGTTGGCATGCTAGATGACTATGTTAAGGATAAAAAAGATCCAAAAGAATATGCTGACTGGATTACCAAGCAATTTAACTTGTTTTCCGATATCGATGAGCTGTCATTTGTCGATATGCCTACCATTAAACGAAACAATAAAACCATCGATATTGAAACGCTCAAAGGTAAGAAGTGTGTCGGTGGTTTTGACTTGTCCGAAACGGAAGACTTTACCGCAGCCGTTTTAGAATTTCCGCTTGAAACAGGCGAGGTATTCATTTTGCAACACACATGGATCCCACAAGCTAGATTTGATCGAGATAACAATCAAGAGCGTATCAAAGCGTGGGAGAAGGTGGGAGATCTAACGATTATTCCTGGTGATTACGTCAATTATGAATACGTCTTAAATTGGTTTGTAGAAAATTCGAAAATCTATGACATTGTAAAAATCAATTATGACAAGGCCAAGGCACTACGATTAAATAAAGAACTAGAAAATGCAGGATTTGAAACCAACGAGATTCGGCAAGGGTTTCTATCATTAGGCGGGCCAATGCAAAACTTCAAGGAAATGCTATTGGACGGTAAGGTGATTTTCAACAATTCCAAGCTTTACCGATGGTATCTATCCAACGTCAAGCTGGTGATGGATCGCAACTCAAACTGGATGCCGTCTAAGCAGTCCAAGAGTAGAAAAATAGATGGTTTTGCAGCAAGTTTGAACAGCCACGCCGAAGTGTTGAATATGTTGGTTAATCCTGTCGGAACCGGGAAAGTAACCTATTACTCGATTTCCGATTTAATGAATATGTAAGAAAGGTGTGGAGGAATGAGTATTTTAGATCGTTTGCGTTCTTTTGGCCGAGCGAAGCCGAAAGCGAGCAAACAAGAGTATTTTTTGAATGACCCGGGATTGATACCGTATTTAGTCGGAAAAGATGAAATATCAGAAGGGATTTTTTCCGTAATTAGCCGTGTATCGAACGTTTTTGCGTCTCTCCCTCTCAAAATGATAGATGTGGAGTTTGGCCAACCGGACGACTGTCCTGCATACAACTTGTTGAGCGAAGGCCCTCGATATTTTACAAAGTTTGATTTTTTCCGGGACGTGGAAGTTTTGAGAAACTACCAAGGGAATGCGTATGTGCAGATTTTCCGAAATATCAATGGAGAAGTAGCAGATATGGCGTTAGTAAAACCTGGTGCTTGCCATCCAGTGATTGATATGGATAGCGGGGAGCTTTACTACCAAGTAACTGCGACTGACAAAGGCAGTTACAAGCAAGTTATCTATGTACATTACATGGAAATGCTCCACTTTAAACAACCGAGGTTTGGCGGCTTGGAAGGTGCAGACCCCACAAAAGTATTAACGAATACCCTCGGATATGATCGAGAAGTCCGAAAAATCTCTTTAAGTCAGCTTAAAGGAAGTAATGAAGGGCTAAAAGTTAAGTTTGCTAGCAATATGGATGAAGAAGCTAAAAAAGCTACAGTTAAAAACATTGCTGATTTTTATCGACAAAACGGTGGACTACTTGTGGAAGAAAACGGTGTAGAAATCGAACGTTTACAACGAGAGCTGGTAGACAGCAAGCTTTTAGATACTGATAAAATATCTCGCTCCAGAATCGCGATGGTCTACAACGTGCCGGAACATTTCATCGGGAATAACCAGTCAAGTTACTCCTCTCAGGAACAGCTCAATATGGAGTTTTTGACATACAATCTAGTACCGACCGTTAATCAATATGAAGCGGAACTAAATAAGAAAACACTATCGAGAGTTGAAAAAGCTAAGGGTTATCGATACAAGTTTAATATCGCAAGTTTGCTAAGAGCTGATACACAGGCCAGAGGGCAGTTTTACCAGATTATGCGCCGAGGTGGAGCATATTCTGCCAATGATGTTCGCCGCTTTGAGGACTTGCAGCCAATAAATAAAACCGGTATGGATGATTACCATATTTCCGGAGACCTATATCCAATCGATATGGATCCAACATTAAGAAAAACAACCTCGTCTAAAAGCGTAGCCGAAAACGGTTAGGCTTTTTTAGTTTGCACCGAAGGGAGGTGGAAGGATGAAAAAAGTGACGTTAAGCGGCGATGTCGTGGATAACGATACCGCGTGGCTTTATGACTGGTTTGGGATCGATTGTATCTCACCAGGGAAAATTTCTGCCGCTCTTACAGAAGCAGCGGGGGATGAAGTAGAACTTGATATCTCATCGAACGGTGGGGATGTCCTAGCGGCAAGCGAAATATATACCGCTATCCGCGCCTATCCAGGGAAGGTATCTGGAAATATTGTGAGCATTGCGGCAAGTGCTGCAAGTGTAATTGCTTGTGCTTGCGAACCGCTTAGAATCTCACCTACGGCACACATCATGATTCATAACGCATGGGTGACCACTAGTGGCAACGCTGAGGAATTAAAAGCCAATGCAGAAATGTTAAGCAGTGTGGATGAATCTATTGTTAATGCTTACGAGATCAAAACAGGACTAGATCGGAAAAAACTTGCTGATTTAATGGCGAAAGATACTTGGTTAAATGCTCAAACAGCAGTAGCGGAAGGTTTTGCGGATGAAATTATGTTTGCAGAAGCACCAGTAACGGTACTCAATGCCTCTCAACCGGTTATTCCAAAAAACGCAGTAACTAAGTTGAAAAATTTAATACTCAAAGCGGAAACACCGCAAAAAGAAACACTCTTACAGAAAAAACTAAAAGCCTTAAATGGAGGGAAAAACGAATGAATTTAGAACAATTAAAAAATGCGTGGGTCGAGGCGGGAAGTAAAGTCTCTGACTTAAATGCACAACTCAATGCAGCATTGGTTGACGATGAAAAAACAGAAGAAGATGTAGTAAGTTTGCAAGCACAAGTAAAAGCAGCACGGGCTAAACGGGACGGATTGAAAGAGCAAGTGGCAAATATGGAAGCCGAACAAGTCTTAAACGTCAAAAAAGAACCATTAGATAAAAAAGATGAAAACTTGAAAAACAAGTTTATCAAAGACTTTAAAGCGATGGTCAATGGTGATCCTGCTATTATGGCTACTTTGACATCTGATACGGATGAATCTGGTAATGCTATCGGATTGACTATTCCGGTTGATGTTCAAACGACTATTCATACTTTGGTTCGTCGGTTTGACTCCTTACAAGAATACGTAAACGTTGAAAAAGTGACCACTACCAGCGGTTCTCGCGTTTATGAAAAATGGTCTGATATTAAACCACTGACCGCTTTGGATACTGAAGACGGTGAAATCCCAGCAAATGATGATCCTGCACTTCACTTGATCAAATACTTGATCAAACGCTACGCAGGTATTTCTACAGTAACTAACAGCTTGCTAAAAGATACTGCCGAAAACATTTTGGCATGGTTGTCTAAATGGATCGCGAAAAAAGTAGTTGTTACTCGCAATACAAAAATCTTGGCAGCTATTGATGGAATCAAAGCAGCGCAAAAGAAAGATGTTACAGATGTTGATGGGATTAAAGATATCGTAAACGTTCAACTTGACCCAGCTATTGAAGCTACATCTATGTTTATTACAAACCAAGATGGCTACAATGTTTTGGATAAAGTAAAACGTTCTGATGGATCTTACTTGTTACAAAAAGACGTAACTTCTGCAACTGGATATACTTTCTTGGGCAAACCGATTAAGAAAATCGCTAACCGTTTCTTGCCAAACAAAGGGACTACTGCTTCTCCTAAATATCCACTGTACATTGGTGATCTGAAAGAAGCCGTTACATTGTATGATCGCGAAAACATGAGCTTGCTGACAACGAATATTGGTGGTGGAGCGTTCGAAACAGACACCACTAAAGTACGCGTCATCGATCGCTTCGATGTGCAACTAGTTGATGATGAAGCGGTTGTTTTGGCTACTTTTACAACTATTGCGAACGAGACACCGGCGGAAGGTTAAGGAGCTGATTTCTTATGATTCTTGATCCTAAAACGGATTTGGACGAAATCAAAAACGCGTTAAAAATCGACACTGACGAAGACGATGTGGAAGTAAGTCGTGCGGCACAAGCTGCAATTGCATACATTAAAGGGGCTATCGGGAATGATAAGCCCTCTTTTTATACGCAAGAAAGCGACACAGTTGATCTGATTAATTTAGCTATTCTGCAATTAGCGGATCACTATTACAAAGCGCGTTCTGCAACCGTGAGTGGGAACTTGCGAGAGTACGATTTAGGTTTTACAAGCCTAATCTTGCAACTCAAAGCAAGTTATTTGCTTTTTGTGGAGGAGGAGTAGCGTATGCCCCTTATTCAAACAGGAAATTTAAATCAACGCATCAAGTTTGTCCGAGATACGACGGTTAAGGATGAGGACGGGCAAGTTGTCCCGACTTCTACAACCATTCTTACTTGCTGGGCAAGTGTGCAGACACAACGCCTGAACGATATTAAGACGTCGATTGGTACGGCTTTGGAAGGAACACTGACGTTCATTATCCGCTACCAACAAAAATCAGAGCTAACCAATGATATGAAAGTGCGTTGGAATGGAAAAACGTTTGAAATCATTACGATTACGAAAGGCGAGTTTGCGAAGGACTTCACGACAATCATTGCAAAAGAGGTTTCAAAATGAGTGTAGAAGTCGATGCAACCGAAGTGTACAAAGCGCTTAGGGAAGTAAAAGCAAACGTTCAACGAGTGGAAAGCCCAGCACTTAGAAAAGCTGGGGAGTACGCTCAAGAAAAGTTACGACAAAACACACCTTACTGGGATGGAACGAAGTCAAACGGTAAACGTGGTTCGTATATGCAAGAACATGCTAAGGACCATGTGGTTACAAGCTCGGTAAAAAACGGATTGATAGAAGTCGGCTATGACAAAGATGTTTCTTGGCGGATGCACTTTATCGAGTTCGGAACAATCAAACAACGTCCAAAAGGTTTCGTACAAAAAACACAAAAGCAAATCGAAAAACAAGTAACACAAATCATTGCTGACGAAGTAAAAAGGAGGCTAGGACTTTGAAAACGGCAGTATCACAAGTCTATTCAATTCTGAATAGCAATGAAAAAACAAAGAACATTGATTTTTACACCAATAGTGTTCCGGAATCAGCTCAAACAGTACCTAGCCTTCCAGTTGGCAGAATTACAGAGATATCCGGCAACTATGAAGATTTTGCAAGCAACAATCCTTTGACCATTCAATTTAACGTGCAGGTAGATGTATGGGTGTCAACCATGAAAGAGGTTGATGCCTTTTATTTTGCCCTTGATGAGGTTATGAGGGGGAATGGTTGGCAATGCGCATACACGGAACAAACAGATGACGAGGACTTGGAAGGTGCAAAGCGGATTATCAAACGATATGTAGCAAATATTTCACTAAATTAAAAGGAGAGAAAATAGATGGCAACAGTAGGATTTGAGAGCGTCATTTTTGGCGTAAAAACAGGTGTAGGCGGCACTCTAGAAGAATTAGTAGCAGATAAGTCGAAAGGAGGAGCGATCGAAGCTAAAATTACTGGATTAGGCGCAACTTCTAACACAACATACGCTTCAAACGTACCGTTCTTCATTGCAAGTAAAGGGGTTTCGTCGCCAAAAGTTACGCTTGACGTGGCAGACTTAATGGATAACGGCATTTACAGCAAAATCATTGGTGCTAAAACCGTGGAAGGTGCAAATGTAATTGGTTCAGAAACTGAAGCGCCTTACGTGTCGGTAGTCATGGTTACAGCGAACAAAGAAGGAAAACGCTTATTCATGGGATTGACAAAAGGAAAATTCAGTCATCCAGATATCGACATGAAAACAGCTGAAGACAAAGGGGTGGAATTGCAAACCGATTCTATCGAAGGGGAATTCATTTCTGATGAACGTGGCTATGTATACTTAACAGCCGTAGAGTCAGAAACGATGACTCTGAATAAATTCAAGAACTTGGTAAATAACAAAGCGGGGGAGTAGTTAACCCTGCATCTGCACCAATGACAGATACAGGGACACCAAAAGAACCAGAACCAAAAATTGATACACAAGGTTAGCCATTTTTGGCTAGCCTTATTTTTTGTAAAAACAAGGAGGAAAACAAATGATTGAATTGCAATTGAAACTTGACGGAAAGAAAAAAACATTCAAACAACAAGATATTTCCGCACGTGCAATGCGTGAGTGTATCAAATTTTACGAGAAAGCGGAAAAAGCAGACCTAACTGATTTAGAAGCAATTGATTCAATGATTGCAATTACAGCAGATATTTTCCAAGATCCAGCAGTTACATTTGATGCTATTTTAGACGGTTTGACTGCGAGCGAGTTAGTACCGGCATTAGAAAGTGTTTTTGAACAAATCAATGAACTGGGAAACAATGAAAAAAAGCAGATGGCGAGCAAAAAGAGATAAGTTTTTCTGAAGCTAGGAAAGCAATGGATCAAATCTACAAAGATTTAATCGAAGCAGGTTGGACGATGAGAGATGTGGACGAAGCCGACTATCATTATTTGTTACACCTTTTTGGAGAAGTGGAGAGTGGCGAAGAATATGTAGATGGTGCTGATTTCATCAAACAATTTTTATCGGCTGAAGACTTGGTAAAACTTGAGGAAGGAGGTAAATAATGGCAGGAAAAGGACAACCGGCAGGAAATATCAAGCTAGGGATTAGTTTAGATAGCACTAATTTTGGTAACACGCTGGACGAAATCAATGCGAAAGTCAAACAAGCTGAGTCGAATATGCGTGCCAATCTAAAGGCTTATGATTCAGCAGGTCGATCTTATGAAGCGTTAAGTCAAAAGACTAAAGACCTATCTACAGTAATGGACGGTCAAAACGCTAAAGTCAAAGAGTTAACTAAGCGACGTGACGAAGCTATTGAGAAGTATGGGTCAGAGTCGAAAGAAGTCGCTAAACTAAATACTCAAATCAACAATGCCACAGCAAAGTACAACGCTTATGGCAAGCAATTAAATGATACAAAAAAAGAACTGGTGTATTCTCAAACAGCTGTCAATGATTTAACAGACGAGCTGAAAGAAAACGAACGTCAGATGAATAACGAAGTCAAAGCGTTAAAAGCAGCAGGCGACGAATCAGGAGCGTTTGAAGCAAAGCAGAAAGGTTTAACTAAACAAGCTGAACTTTCTGAACGAGCAATGAACGAACAGCGTAAAGTTGTCGCTTTGATGGCAGATGAATTTGGTGATTCTGCCGATGAAACAGAGGACGCTCGAAAAGAGTTAAACAAGTTAGAACGACAAAGCAAGCTGTCTGATAAGCAGTTGGAAGGACTTAAAAATTCTGCTGACAGTGCTGGTCGGGAAATCGATGATTTTGGCGATCAAGCAACGAAATCTGGACGTAATTTAGATGGATTCAAAGATCGTGTATCAAACGCCACTGGAGTTGTTTCTAAACTTGGAAAAGGCGTAGCATTCATGGCCAAAGGTGCAGTTTTTGGAGCTTTTGCATCCGTCGGTTCCAAAGCGGTCAATATGGTTTCGGACTCGTTAGACGGCGCTATTAGTCGTATTGATACTTTGAATAATTCAGATAGAGCTTTCTCTAACATGGGATTCAGCGCAGAAGAGACCAAAAAGGCAATGGACAATCTTCAAGTCGCTATTAAGGGATTACCAACCGGTTTAGACGGAGCTGTAAAGGGTGTTCAACTATTAGCAGGTTCGACAGAGGATGTCGGGAAATCAGTTGACATATTCAAAGCGATGAATGATGGGATTCTAGGTTTCGGTGGTAACGCTGAAATGGTTGATAATGCGATCGTTCAGTTGTCTCAATCATTCTCTAACGGGAAAGTCGATGCTGAAACGTGGAATTCAATGATCAATAGTGGTTTAGGGCCTACGCTGAATGCAATGGCTAAACAGATGGGGAAAACCACAGGCGAGCTGAAATCCGGATTATCAGATGGTTCTATAAGCGTTAAAGATTTCCAAGATCGATTAATCGAATTAGACAAAAACGGTGGCGGTGGCATTAAGTCGCTGAACCAAATTGCAAAAGATTCAACAAAAGGTATTAGTACATCAATCTCAAATGCTAAAACTGCAATCACTCGTGGTGTGGCAACTATGATTACTAACCTAAATGACGGATTAGCTAAAAATAATTTACCAACATTAAGTGACATGATCAGCAATTTTGGAACGAGAGCTGAAACGGTATTTAAAAAAATAGGAACCGTCATACCACGAGTTTTGGGCACTATTGCTCCTGTCGTAAATACAGCTATTGGAATATTTAAGAACTTGTTTACTGTGTTTAACGAAAAAAAGGATGCGAATAAATATTCTAAGGCATTGATTGATTTAGATGCGATCATCCCGATGGAGATCCTTGCAAAAATGAATCAACGAGTTATACAAGCAAAAAGTATTGTAAAAAACTTGTTAACGGTATTTTCGGGTACAAAAGATGCAAATAAATATTCTAAGGCATTGATTGACCTGGATAAATTTATTCCAATGGAGACAGTAGCAGCAATTAAACAAAGAGTTATACAAATCCAAAATATTTTTAAAGCAATTTTTTCAACTGGCAAAGATCGACAAAAAGCATTGAACATATTAGAAATGACTGGAATGACTCCTGAAACAATAGGCAAAGTCAAAAAAATCATTTCTGATATTAAAGGCTATTTGATTGGATCATTTGAAACTGTGAGTAACATGTTCGCTGTAGCTATAGAAGTTGCCAAAGGTATTTTTAATACACTAAGTCCTTATATTTTACCGATTATCAGTAAAATCGGGTCAGCGTTAGGCGATATCGGTAAATCGTTGTCTGTTTTTTGGGAGCAAAACGGAAAGCAGATAATTCAAGCGATTAAAAACTTTTTCGTCTTCATTCAACCAGTTGTCAAAATAGTGATGACTTTAATGATGAGTTTCATCGATAACGTCATCGGTTTAGTAAAAGGCCTATTAAATGCAATACAAGGCGCAATCAAGATTTTCACAGGTATCTTTACTGGTGATTTTAGCAAGATGTGGGAAGGAGTAAAACAATTGTTTTGGGGTTCTATCCAAGCAGTATGGAACTGGATTCAAATACTATTCTTCAAACGGATTTTAGAAGGAGTAAAAGGTTTGTGGACTGGTTTTTCAGGCTCAATAAAAGGGCTATGGGAAAGCACTAAAACTTCCTTTACTGAAGGTATTTCCAACACTTGGGATAAGCTAATCAATTGGGTAATGAATCTGTTGGGTAAAGTTGGCAACCTGAAAACCACGTTTGGCAATTTCATCAAAAACATGTGGAACAGCGTGAAAAACTTCTTCAGCAATGGCGTTGGAGACACTTGGAATAAGGTAGTTGGCTGGGCAAAAAACATTTTCAACAAAGCAACTGAATTGAAGAACAAAGTTTCTGATGTAATCGGTAACCTGTGGAACGGTATCAAAGACACATTCCGTAGAGGTATTGATACGGTATTCAATTGGTTTTCAGAACTACCGAAGAAGATGAAGGATGCCATTATTGGCGGTAAAAATGCCATTGTTGATGCGTTCAAAAGTATTTTCAACGCAGCACTTAAAGCGATAGGTAAACCAGTTAACGCAATCATCCATGGAGCTTCATGGGTACTAGAAAAACTGGGTGCTGACAAACTCGAAGAATGGAAAGTGCCACAATACGCAAAAGGAACGCCAAACGGAGGTCATCCGGGCGGGCCTATGATGGTAAATGACGGTAGAGGTGCTGAAGCGGTAATCACACCTAACGGACAAGCATTTATCCCACGAGGGCGAAACGTAGTGTTGAATGCACCAAAAGGCACACATGTTCTAACAGCTGAAGAAACAGCTTATATGACTGGAAACAAAGCACCAAGATATAGATACGCCAAAGGTACAGGCTTTTTCGGAAATCTATGGAACAACGTCAAAGGATTTGCTGGAGATGTTGGAAACAAGCTGAAAGATGTAGTCGGCGATGTATGGGATTTTGTAACAGACCCGGGAGCGTTGGCTAGGAAAGTGTTAAATGGTCTTGGCGTACTGGAAGGGCTTGTCAAATATCCTTTAGATGTTGGTAAAGGTATTCTAAGCAAGGCTACCGAAGCATTGACGAACAAAATCACAGAACTATTCAGCAGTGGCAGTTTAGACACTTCAATGGGCATGCAAGGCGTTTACAAATACTTGGCGGACGTTGCAGTTGCAGTAATGAAGAAGTTTCCAGGCTTTCAAGTAACCTCAGGTTATCGTGAAGGCGATCCATACTCACACGGAAAGCACAACGCAATTGATATTGCGCTACCGGGAGTCGTGAATGGTTCCCCTAGATATACAGAAGCAGCCAATTACGCATTTGAGAAGTTTGCAAACAAAATCGGCTATGTTATCACAAATGGCAAGGTTCGTGACCGTTCAGGACAATCAGGTCAACCAGCAACTGGTGCATGGGAGACATGGCCTGATGGTGACCACTACGACCACGTGCATTTGAACGGTGTAAGAGATCCGCAGGGCGGACTTGTTAGCGGTGGTGATAGCGTTGGTGGGAGTGGCGTAGAACGCTGGCGGCCATATGTAAAACGTGCTTTGAAAATGAATAACTTACCAACCTCATCCGCTTATGTTGATGCGTGGATGCGACAAATCCAAACAGAATCAGGTGGCAATCCGCTTGCCATTGGTGGAAATGACGGCTTAGCAGACGGTAATGCTACTGGATTGCTCCAAACAAAACCGGGAACATTTGCTGCGAATGCTTTTCCAGGATACGGCAATATAATGAGCGGTTTCGATAATATCTTAGCAGCTATCAACTATGCTAAAAAACGCTATGGTTCGGATATGTTAGGTGTGATTGGGCGTGGTCATGGTTACGCAAACGGTGGAATTGTAAACCAACATCAAATTGCGGAAATCGCAGAAGGAAACAAGCCAGAAATTATTATTCCGTTAGATAAGGCTAAACGATCAAGAGCAATGCAGTTGCTTGCGATTGCTCAAGATAAGTTAGGAGTAAAACCAAAAAGCGCAAATAATAGTAGCGATTCGAGCGGAACGTTAGAAACATTAGTTTCACTGATGATTCAGCAGAATAACTTGCTATCTAAACTTTTAGCAAAAGACACAAGTGTCAAACTTGATGGTAAACCAATTGCAGACAATACAAATGGATACTTAGGTAACCAGTTTAAACGTTCGCTATATACAAGAGGTTAGGAGGGATAAAGTGAATGGCTATTTAATCGATTTTCGCTTCATAAAAAATCAAGAGATAGTATCTCTAAAAGAAAAATTGGGCATAGAGTGTATTTCTTTTGTACGAAAAGCACCACAACTAAACGTAGAATACCAAGAATTTTCAGGGTCAAACGGTTCGAGAGAAGTCGAAAAAAGTTTCAAATCGTTCACTATCGAAGTGGAATTTTATGCTGAATTCAAAAATATGTATGACTATCAACTAAAAGAAACTGAATTATACGCGTTTCTATTCGATGACGAAGGATATTATATTTTTACAGATAGAGAACCGGGCAAAAAATACTTTGTCCGTCCTAACTCAGTAGAAGTGAATGAAGTTGGTCTAAGATATGCAACTTACAAGGTGACTTTCACTGTTTTTAGAGGTTGTTCCGAATCGATGGCTTCTACGTTATCGGATTTTTCACTGTCTAATGAATGGCAATTTTCACAAGGTCTAGTTGCGGAAGATTATAAGTATACGCACCGAACCAGTAATTTTATCATTTATAATGCTGGCGATTTTGCTATTGATCCACGTGAACATGCTCTAAAAATCACTTTGGAAGGTGAATCAGAAGGCAACGTGACCATTTTCAACAAAACGACAGGGGAACGATTCATCTACTATCCGGAGTTTTCTACGTTGCTAGGCCAAACTTTGACTTTAGAACGTGTTTATCCGAAGTTGAACGGTGTAAATTGCGGAATTGACACGAATTTAGGTTTGATAACGTTAGCGGTTGGAACGAATGAAATTGAAATACAAAATGTTACGAGAGTGGAGTCAAAATGGGACTTCAATTTTTTGTATAAGTAGGTGGGAATTTGAAAGATATTTTTATCCAAGACTACGAGAAAACAAAAAAAGAAATATTGACTGACTATGATAAAAGTACATTTACTGAAAATTGGCAAGAGAACGAAACGTGGGAAATTTCGTTCACTATTGTCAAAACAAAATTCAATGAATTGGCTTTTGATTTAGTCGATTACGAAAATTCAGTATTTTTCAATGGACAAGAGTTTATCGTAAAACAAATGGGCGTTTCTGCCGAAGGGGCAGCAATCACAAAAACAGTTACAGCCACGCACATTTACTACACCATGCAAGATGGCTTTCAGTACGACACAATCACAGGAACACGCTCTATTAACCAACTGCTAGCGCATGTTTTCAAACCTGATAACCGTGGATTTACATGGAATGTTGTAGATCCGAACAAGAAGTTTTTGCCAGTTCAACAAGAAAACTTCGGGAATGGGAACTATTTGAAACTGGTTGAAGAAATTTTGAAAGACTATGATGCGATAGTTATTCCGGACAACAAAAACCTTACTTTCTTCCCTCGTTCAGAATATGGTAAAAAAACCGAAGAACAAATACGCTACAAATACAATACCGATTCCGTGAAATTTGATATTGATACTTTTAATTTGAAAACACAGATAAAAGGATTTGGCAAGAAAAAAGAAGACGACACTTACTACTTCACGCCAATCACATATACAAGTAAGCAGTCGGAAAAATGGGGTATACGTGTTCAAAGTCCAGTTAGTGATGATCGTTACACCGTATCAGGAAACATGCTTGAGCGATTAAAGGCAGATTTGCAAGACTATCCAACAATCACTGGCACAGTTACTATGAAATGGCGTGTAGAGCCTAATAAGGGCGATTACGTGGCGTTTGTCTATGAGCCGTTAGGTGTCAATACCTATATTCAAGTGGTAGGAATCAAGACGTATCCAGCAATACCAAATAAGCCACCAGAAATCACATTGAGCAACACAAAGAAAACAATGACATCGATACTCGCTGAAATGGCGAAGAAAGGAGTGATTTGATGGGGTTAGTAAAATTAATCAGTAACCGTATCTCTACGGAATGGAAAGAGAAATTTAATAAAAACATTGACTACCTCAATGATCTTGAGAAGAAATTGTCTGATCAAGATAAATCGACTAACAGTCGAATCGATAACTTAGTGATGCATTCAGGAGGTGATTCGCCAAACGAAGTAGTGGATGCTCGAATAAATGCTGAAGGTACGATCTATCCAACGCTTTATTCGAGATTATTAGCATTGGATAACCTTTTCAATTTGAA